GGTCGACATGCCAGGGAAACCCAAGCATCTGCGTGCGCAGGGCGGCTAGTTTGTAGGCTTCCTCAATAATCCAAAGGTCGTCTAAGGAGAGCCATTTTGGGGTGCGCTGAAGTAAGGCGGCGCGGCGTTTGGATTGTAAAGCTGCTTTTTTGGGTTTATTGTTTTTATTCCATTGTCTGTTGGTGGCGTTATGTTGTTCACGATTTTCTTCACGCCATTTTGTGTTTATTTCTCTTTTTCGGTCAATATTTTCTTTTTGCCATTTGCAAGCGCGTTCTTTGGCAAGTTCTTTATTGCGCTCGTACCATTCTCGCGCCAGTCGTTTTTGATTTTCTTTATCTCGTGCCATTTTGCAATTATAAAGCAAAACGGCCAGCTTTGCAACTGGCCGTTTTGTTACTACATTTTAACGCTTAAACACCTGCGGTGCCGTAGATGTTACGGGCGTCATGCCAACCAGTAGCATAGCGCTCAGTTGCCTTGTAGCGCATGCTATCAGTTTCGAAGTCACCCTCCATAGATTTCTCCATGGGGCGGCGCATTACGAGCATGAGACCATTTTCAGCGTCGGTCTGAACCCACCATGCCTTCGAGGAGCTCAGACGGGTTACGACGTGAGCGCCCTTGGGCAGCATACCAATCGACTTGATCGGGTTGAGATCGTTGTCGGCGGTACCGGAACGGAGAACAGACTTCAGGATTACTTCAGCCTGGAACTCGAGTGCCGGGGGAACAACAAGCTGCTCAGCCTTCAGGCGGATACGCTTGCCGTTGTTGTCGATCGCGCCGCGGATCTGAATCAGCATCTGCTCAACCGAGGTCTGCGAAAGAGCAGCCGGGGTGGTGAGCGAGTTGCTGTAGGTCAGGCCGTTTGCGACCGGGTGTGCGGTGTTAACCAGCGTCACGCCATCGCCACCGACATAGCCGGGGGTGAAAGCGAAGTTGAGCAGGTTAGCGCACAGGGTTTCCTTGGTCTCAATCATTGATTGAGCCAGGTGCTTTGCAAAGGTGCTGCCGATACGGATATGATCGCCGTCTTCCATCAGCACTTTGGTCAGCGCGTAGGCCAAACCATAGATCTGATAAATGAATCGGGTGATGTACAGCGTACCGCCTTGATCGTACGACACAGGAGTGCCGTCGGGCATAGCGGGGGCTGCATTCATACCATACAGCATCACTTCTTCGTGATAGTTACGGGGAATACCTTGGATCTGCTCAACAAATCCTTTCCACTCGTCATCACGCTGGGCATAAACGCCATCAAAGACTTCGTTGATAATCGGTTCGACTACCGCACGAAAGTCTGTACTACGCATTGGGGTTGCCATTGCTTAATCCTTTCGTTGTTAATTAAACCGATACCGACGGAGCGGTAAACTGGCCGTTAGCAATCTTAACTTGAACGATCGTGTAAGCATCGCCCCAGGCATTTGTTTGGCCTGCGGGGTAAGCTGCTTCACGTCCAAGACCCACTACCTGCACTTGACCTTGAGCGCCAGATGCCACAGGAGCAGCAGCCAGAGCGGTGGTCGAGAAGCCTGCGCCACCATTACCGATGGAGATTCCATCAGCAGTAGTGTAGCCGGCAGCGCCGGAGAAGTTGTACTCTGCGCCAATGGAGCCGGTACCAGCAGAACCATTGACTTGTGCTTCGTACACCAGTGCGGGATCAGAGAAGATCCAGAACACGATGTCGGTAGAAGCGTCAAGTGTCAGCTTGGAAGCCCACTTAGCAACAGAACGACGGCCTTGCGAGTCAGTAAACTCGACGCCGTCAAACGAACCAACCAAGGGATCGGTGTCGGTTGAAGCAATGGTCAATTCGCCTGCAGCAGTAATCGCAACCGGTGTGTACTGATAGAAGGCTTGGCCTGCTTGCAGTGAGTAGGGTGCGTTATAGCTACCGCCAGTGGTGTAGGAGTTCGTGCCAACAAAAGGAGTGGCGCGGTCCAGGCCGCTGGGATGGTAAGCAGGCTTCAGACCAAAGGGTTTAAATGTCGTAGACATGTAATAATTTCCTTTGTTATTGAAGGGTTGTTAAAAACGAACGTTAGAGTTCGCCTTATTGGCCTCCTTCTCCATCTCCAGAATGCCGCCTTCAAGAATTGACCGGCCGCCTTTGCCCTCTTGCGAGTTGCTTCGGACTGATGCCGTGATGTTGCGCTGGTGCTCCAGAGGATCTTCCAAGTGCAACAATTTCATCACTTCTTGATAGACTTCTTCAGGGATCTTGAAGAGGACCATCTCGTTACAACTAACACAGCCTTCAAACTTGCCTGAACTCATCTTGCTCAGTGTTTCAAAGCCTTTACCCATCTCGGAGGCTTTCACTGGCTCATAGCCTAGTGCCATTCGTTTGTCGATGCTGTCGTACTGGTTTGTCATGCTCAACCAGCACAGGTGCATTCCAGGGATCGCGTCCTTAGGAATGTCGGGCAGGGCGCTATTTGCCCACTTATCTCGAAAGGCTGCCGCTCTTTCTCTTTGCGCCACATCGTCCGCATTTGCGGTGTTTCTTGCTTTGACTTCTTCGACTCGATCTTGGATACGGTCGTCTAAGTCACGTTTAATTCTTGTGTTTGCCATGATTATTTCCTATTCTGTTTATCGTACGCCATGTAAGCTTTGATCATTTTGTTGCGTGCTGCGGGATCATCCCACGCACCTGCATCTTTGATCGCCTGAACACGCTCCGGGGATAGTCGGATGGTGTTCGCTGGTGTTGCCGAGGGATTGGCCGCTCGACCGGATGCGGTCGGGTTTGGCCTGGATCTTGTCGTGCTACCACCAGACTTTGCCGCGTAACGATGTGGCAAACGTGTCGACAGTCGGCTGTCCAATTCGTCCCAGTACTCCGGGTCGGCTGGATCCCATCCTTCTGCCGCTAACTCATTATCAATGACCTTGGCAATGCGGCTGTCCGTGTCGCGGGCATCCGGGTCATACCATTTGTTCTTTGACAGCCAAGATTCAGCATTTCGCTGCACCTCGCGAGAAATCTCGTTGGGTACGTTTTGCTTGGGCCGTTTGGCCTGTTCAAGCTGCTGTTTCTTGTAAGCTTGCATTTGTGCAAGCCGTGTTTTTGCTTCTTGAAGCTGCTCTAAATAATCGACCTGTTCAGCGGCATTGCCTGCCTGCGAGGCTTGGAGCAACTTCATCTTGGCATATTCGACGCGAGTTGCCTCGTCTTCGATTGCCTTGTCTACTTGAGCGAATTGGAAAGATGCTGCTGCACTTTCCACTTGAGCCAGCCGCCGGGCCAACTCTTCATTTCGCCGCTCAAGAGCGCTAATTTTGTGCTTGGCCGAAGCTTCACGCTGCTTGGCAAGCTCTTTTTTAAGTTTGCGCTCCTCTCGACGTGCTTCGCGGATCTTTTCGCGGTCTTCGTCGGTTTCTTCTTCTGATTCCCCATCATCGGCGGAAGCTTCTACTTCTTGCTCTGCCTCTTCGTCGTGGGAGTCAGCGTCTTCCTTTGGCGCATCCTCTTCTTTTTTCTGGTCGGCGAAGGGATCTTTATCCTCTTCTACGGCAACCAGAACCGTTCCATCATCCTGCTCCTTAATTGGAAGCAGTTCTTCCTTTTCTTCTGCCATTTTTCACTTTCTACAAAGTTAGTTAATCTACAAAGGCTTTCATCTTCTGCGCCGCCGCAAAGTCGCGGATGCGAGAGATGATTTCCCGGGCCTGGATTGTGATGAACACCACGGGGGCGCCGTCATCATCAGGCTGAATAACGAAACGATCTCCGCCATACTTAATCGTACGTACAAGATCGCCAACCTTGCACCAAGGGCCTTCCGGCCAGGGTTCGAGGTTATCGGGGCTCTTGTAAGCCAAGGGTCCAATCTGAATGACCTTGGCTACGGTTTCGTTAAACCGGAGGGTTTGCTTGGTCTCATCAACCAAGATAATCCCGCCTTTGCTGGTGGTTTTCTCGCGACGCAGCTGAACTAATACTCGGTCGCCTGCCACCTCAATTCCCGGATCAAGTAGAGGAAAACACTCTTCCTCCGAGCGAAGGTCCGGTTCGTCCTTGCTCTTCATATCAATTGCCATACGGCAACCTCCTTAATGGCTATTCAGCCTGGTCGTTTTCTGTCAGTATGTCGTCAATGACGTTTAAGCACTTTTGCAAGCCTTCACGCTCGCCAAGGAGACGCTGGTAGCGCTCCATATTGCTGACTCCTTTGCCTGTGGTTAGGGAGGAATCTAACAATCTTATTTCATCGCTTACGCGACGCATAATTTCTGATGTGAGGTCTCGCATCGTATTCCTACGTATGCAAGACTTATACCAAAACCGCCCTACTGCTTAATACAGCTGGCCGCTGGTGCCCTTCAGGTTGTTTGCGGGACCAATCTTGCCGGCGTTACGCAGGTTACCCTGAGCGGCGCCTTTTTTCCAGTTATTGTCACGGTGCGAGCCAGACGGACCTGCATCCATAGTCTTGTCGCCGGGGCCGCCAGCGTATCCCAGGTGGCCGGTCTCTTGGTAGATCTGGCGCATTCCTTTGAGGTCGTTATCTGATGCCATTTAAATTGCTCCTTGTGGTGAAGTTGGGGGTTGCTGGGCTGCTTGTTGTGCATCTATGGCAGCCTGCACCATATTTGCTTGTTGCTGAAACGCTTGTTGCTCGATTTCGATACCATGCTGGCGGATGTCTTGATCCGCAGCGTTAATCGCATCAATTGCCGACATGGCCTGCTCGTGTTCGAGCTGGGCTTGTAGTCCATCGAACTGCGCGCCGGCTTGGATATCGGCCACTCGCTCGCGCGAGGCGTTGTTGATGTTTGCCAGGGCGATGTTGGTGGCATTCTTTTGATTGTTGACCTTGCTTTCGGTCTGGTACTTGGCAATAAGCTCTTGTACCTTTTGTTCCATCTCGGCCAGCTTGAGCTGGTATTCCTGCTGGTGCCGCGCCATCTCTTGTTGCAGTTTGGCCTGTGCTTCTTGCGACTTGCGCTGGGTTTCGGCCATCTGCGTTTTGAGAATAACTTGCGCCGTTGGATCCTGAGCGGCAATCTGCTCCATTTTGGCTTTTTGCGCTTCCTGAACCTTTTGCGCAAGCTGCTGGATCTGGGGTTGCGAGGACTGGAACGTGACTTGTGCGTCCTGGTTGACCATTTCGGCAGCCAAAGCAAGCGCCTGTTGGTCTTCAATCGACAATGGTTTTTCTTCGTGCAGACCAAGGGTATCCTGGCCGCCCGCGGCTTGTGCCACGTATGCGCGCATGGACTGTAGGTAGTGCAGCGTCAGGTGTTGCTTGATGTGCTCCAATGCGTGCGGCGCAAAGGTCGGGCCAATGAGTGGGCTGCCACCGTAATTGGGGTCCTGGGCGTACGCCAAGTGTACCTTGATGTGTGCCAAGTGGTCCTGATCCGGATAGGCCGCCGCGGGGCGACCCATGGACATTGCAACGTTCTCCAGTGCCGGGTTGGCTTCTTTAATTCCATCCGGATCGGGCAATATCTCACTAATTGCAGGAACTTTCAGCTGCTTCAGAACCCTCCGGTGCGCAGCCCGAAGGTCATACAACTGAGGCGCCGCGTTAGCCATTTGCAGAACTGCCTGCGCTTGTGCTAAGCGCTGTGTCTCAGAGAATATGTTGGGATCCGATACTGGTCGGATGTCATTGTTGGCCGCAAAGTCACGCACTTCAATTTCAGTGCCGGACTCGTTGTCCATCTCTTCCAGATACCAATGGTTCAGGCGAGAGAGAATCTTAAGCGACTTGGCCTGTGAACGATGCAGACGCGCATGGATGCTCGAGAACACCTTGGCGCCTTGCTCGATCAATGCTTGGGTGGTGCCCACCGGCGTATTAGCGTTTGCGTCGCCGATCTTCTCCTCGGCTGTGGTTACAACGCCTTTCGCAGCGTCAGTCAGCCAGCCAAGAAGATTAAAGAGAACGCTGGAGGGCTGATTGAACGGCAACGGCATAGCCAACTTGCGGACGTCGTCCACGCCGGGGGCACCTTCAATTTCTAATACTTGGGTTGGTTCAATTCGGTCACTTTGTCCAGAAATTCTTCCGCCCTTGAGCTTAAGCATTGTCTGGCTGTTGTTAATGTGAGCAGAATCAAGAAGGGCACGAAGAGCGCCAGTGAGAGCAGCAGACAAGCCGCCAATAAGGTGAGGTAATCCAATAGCATACGCGCCTCTCCAAGGAATGAATTTGAATTCAATAACCCAGTCAAGCTTTGTAAGTTTTTCGTCACCAAATGCCCAATTACGATAAAGCGCAATAACCTTGCTTGTCTCTTCGTCAATTGTTAAAATGTAAGGCGCGCGTGCTCCTTCAGACTCAGAATCATCCTCTAAGCGCAAAAAGCATGTAATTTCATAAACACGACGAACACCATCAATATTTTTAGTTGGCGTGTCCTTACCTTCAATTTTGTTGTTTGCTTTTTCTGAACGTGTCAGATCATCCGCTGGAATTTCAGTCGCTACAAGCTGACCAATGTCGCGGTAAATTCCCTGCTCAACACGCTGCAGGAAAATGTCTTCCGTTATATCTTGCTGTTCGGTAAAGCGCGGAGAAGTATAGAAATTTGTCGTTGCGTACGGAAGGAAGATGTTGTCAATGGGAATCCACTCGCAGGTAGGACGCTTTTGCTCGCTATCCCATCGCCACTTAAGATATTGTGATCCACCAAGAGGCAGCTGAGTGAGCATCTGCTCCATCTCGTCTCTGTATTCCTCAACTTGCTCTGTGAGCTGCCAGTTAAGGAACTGAGCTTTTCGGTCTGCTGTTTCGACACGTTTGCGATCCGCCTCACCTTTTATTTCGGATTTGACAATCCCATCCGGTGGTAGTAATTCGCGCGAGCTAGACGCAGCAAAGTCAACACAAGCTTCCGCCATAACCGGGTGTACCACTTTAGAAGCACCATCAAACGTTGCGCCCCCTGGTGCGTCCTTGCCCAGTCCTGTTCTGCGAAGTCCTTCTTCGTATTGCTTGTCACGTTCTTTCCTTGCTTCCTTGTCTATCTCGATGTATTCTAGGTATTCTGTTGCCAGGTTTTGTAAAACGTCTTCACTTAATTCTTCTGCCAGGTTAGTGTAAAACTCTGGATTTTTAAGCGGGCCTTCAGTTGGCTTGTAATTGATGACAACTGATCCGTCATCCATTTCAATGACTTCTTCATCTGCCTCGCCAGGCTCAAGATCAAGCACTTCTTCGTAATGCTCAATCTCTCCCTCTTGCATCATAGCCTCTTCAAACTCTTTGTCTTTTTCGAGGTCTAATGCTCCGAGGTTTGCTCCTTGTTGAATCGGCATCTTGGGTAGTTGGGGCATTATCTAGTGCTTTCCATTACGGATTTGTATTGTGGTTGATCTCTAAATGCGTCAATGCCAGCCACACCAAGTCCCAAAACTGTTGCGGGGACTGCGGTCGGCGGATACATTTGAGCAGCATTTGCAGCGGCTTGAATGGCGGACAATATGGCTCCAGTTCGGTCTCCGCGCTCATACCGTGCCATTGCCTCTTCAATAGACAAAGGTACAGATGCTGCACCAACAACACCAAGTCCTGGTTTAAAAAGTTTTTTCGTTGCTGCCATTCCAGAGCCAACGGCGGAGGCGCCATGCAATGTGGCTGCTAAGGGATCGCCTTCAGCCAATTTATCCGCCGCTGTTTTTGCAGACATGGCCGCAAAAGGAATGTTTATTTTGCGCAGAATTTTATCAAGCCGCGTTTCACCTGCGGTAGTGGCGCCTCGTTTGCGTGCCTCTGCAATGGCTCGCTCATACGGGTCTTCAAATTTGCTTGGTGTTGTGCCATGCGCAATCATCATGGCTTGCATCTCACGCGGGGACATCGTTGTGGATCCCCCGCCAGCAAATTGCTTATCCGGATTTTTAATCAAATCTTCCGACATGGGTCGAATGCCAGGCTGCACGCCTTGCGCAATGTCAAGCTCGGCCTGCAAGTACTGCGGATAGTCTGCCGGTGGTTTTTCCAGGTACGCTTCTGGCACACCTTCTGCACGCGCCTTTTGCCTCCAATCCTGCATCCCTTTTGCCGTTTTGGGACGCGCAGTTACAATCGAAGTTCCCGCCGTGCCGTACTGATGGCGCAGCGGATTGTAATCCGCAATCAGGGCGTTTAATTCGTCTTCTGTTGGCTGCCGTTTGTTCTTGTTAAAAAACGACAGCTTTAATCGTTCAATCAAAGGCAATGAGCCAGATGACAGAGCGCGTTGCTCGAGGCTTTGTGACATTTTTGCCAGCGCGTCAGTGGCCGGTGTGATGGATGGCACGCCTTCCGGACCAACAAGGTCTTCAAGCTTGCCAGACATCTGTTTCATCTCAAGGCTTTTTTGCACGTTTGGATCGCTGATGTCGATCGTAAACGGAGCCTGCCTTGTTCCTTTTGTTCCACGGCCGGTCATGGCCTGCGTGAGGAATGGGTCGCGCATGTCTTCTGGATTGATCAATCCAGGGTTAGTAGCCAGCTCGTGACGTGCGCGGGCCTGTGTGACAGGGTCGTGCCAAACGGTTGGCTTTTGTGCCAACGCCGCAGCGTGCGCCTCGAGTGCTTTCACATCTTCCGGAGGCGGTGCTTTCTTGTAGAGGCGAATGTAGCGTTGGATTGCCTCTTCTACAAGCTTTTTCATTTCGCTGCCGGCCTTGAGTACTTGCCTTCCATCCGCCATGTGCGGGAAGTTAGCCAGCTCAAAAAGCATGTCGCGCGGGGACTTGATTGGATTTATGGCGCCACCTTCTGCCTTCATAAAATCTGCCGATTCGGCGTGTTCTGGGTTATACTCTGCAAACTTGCCTCGAATATTTTTAGGGTCAAACACACCAATATTTTTTATGCCACCTTCTCGTACAGAAAAAGTGTCATAGCCTTTTTTCTTTAAAAAATTAATAAATTCTGGATTTTCAATTGTGGACCAATCCCCGCGTTGTAGCCATCTTAAAGTGTTTGGATTGTTTGTGTATTCTTTTAATATTGAATAATTTTCAATTTTTTCTGGATCAAAATGTTTTCCAAAATTTAAAGAAACCGGATACATGGTGGCTCCAGTTTCATACTGATCTTTTACTGCTAAACTTTTTAAAGGTAAAAAAGATTCTGAAAAACGAGGGTCTTCAGTAAAATAAGTAGCGCCTCTTGAACCAAATTGAGCTAACTCATCTTGATGTCTGGGTGGCGCGTCCGGATCAAATTCTTTAATATTGCTTTTTGGGGAGGCATGGTAAAAACCCGACTTAAACTTTGCCTTATACGCTTCCTTAGCGGCTTTAAGTGCGTCGAGTGCTTGCTTTGGATTAGCCATTGTGGTTAAAGTTCTCCCTAACACCACTCATGCACAACCAAAGCCCCTTCCGCCCTATTGCGCGTATGGATTGACGCGGGTTCTTTTGTCGTCCGCGTAGCTGTAGTCGCGCGCTGGCAGCGGATCCAGCTGCA